TTCCCTAGATGAGTGGCTTTACAACGGTGGTCCCTTCCAACTGGTTGTGTTCCACTTCCTGATCGGTATCTACGCCTATATGGGTCGTGAGTGGGAACTTTCCTACCGTCTTGGTATGCGTCCTTGGATCTGTGTTGCTTATTCGGCACCTGTTGCTGCTGCGAGTGCAGTGTTCCTGGTGTATCCTTTCGGTCAAGGTTCGTTCTCTGATGCGATGCCTCTGGGTATCTCTGGTACGTTCAACTATATGCTTGTGTTCCAGGCAGAGCACAACATCCTGATGCACCCCTTCCATATGCTTGGAGTTGCTGGTGTCTTCGGTGGTTCTCTGTTCAGTGCTATGCACGGTTCTCTGGTTACTTCCTCGCTGGTTCGTGAAACCACTGAGAATGAGTCCCAGAACTATGGTTACAAGTTCGGTCAAGAAGAAGAGACTTACAACATTGTTGCTGCTCATGGATACTTCGGTCGTCTGATCTTCCAGTATGCATCGTTCAACAACTCTCGTTCACTTCACTTCTTCCTTGCCGCTTGGCCTGTTGTAGGTATCTGGTTTGCTGCTCTAGGTGTTAGCACTATGGCATTCAACCTTAATGGTTTCAACTTCAACCAGTCTCTTGTTGATTCACAAAACCGTGTAATCAACACCTGGGCAGATGTCCTGAACCGTGCCAACCTTGGTTTTGAGGTAATGCACGAGCGCAATGCCCATAACTTCCCTCTTGATCTTGCTGCTGCATCTGCAACTCCTGTTGCTCTCACCGCACCCGCAATCGGTTGATTTAGAACCTAAAAAATAAATAGAGGAGTTCTACAAGAACTCCTTTTTTTATGTTCTTCATCCTTATAAGTTTCATACTCTTCGGAGTTTTTATGTTTATAATGTCTGTAACACAAGACCTATGATATCGTCCACAACTCCATACAAACTTGCAGAAATCATTCGTGATACTTGGCCTAATCTTTACAGACCACAAAAGATTGTTTATAATAAACCAAAGAATTCTAAAAATGAAAAAGTATAATGAAGAATACTTTTCAGTCCTGAACAAAAAGACTGGAAAGAAAATTTTGGATTGTGGTGATGAGAATGATGCAATGTCAATGGTTGCGCTTGATCCACAAAATCGTACTTATACACGCAATAAGTTTTTGATGGGTCCTGTTGTGGATGTTGAAACTCCAAAAGAACTTCCAACAAGTAATATAGTTGGTAGTAAATGGGACGATCCAATCCTAGAGGATATTGATCCCTGGAACTTAAGAGGAAGACAACCAATGCAACCAGTTAAAAAACAATTACCAGAAGACCAAAGAATTCCACTTAACGCTAAATAACTTTCAGTTTATAAAAAATTATGAAGTTTACAGTTTATTCAAAAGACGGTTGCCCATATTGCACAAAGGTTCAGCAGGTGCTAGAGTTAGCAGAACTGCAGCACGTAGTTTACAAATTGAATGAAGATTTTACTCGTGAAGAGTTCTATGCTGAATTTGGCGAAGGTTCTACATTCCCTCAAGTGATTGTAGACGATAAACACATTGGTGGATGCACTGATACTGTTCAATATCTAAAGGAGCAAAATCTAGTTTAATGGATAATAACTTTCACGAAGTCTATGGTGATGTTGAGAAAGCAATTGATTATGCTTTCAAAGGACAATTTGTTTTGAAGTTCTATGATTATTTAAAAGTTCGTGGATCGAGAAGACACGAAGTTGAAGAGTTTATTGAAAGTACAACTGCAAGTGAAATCAACAATCTCATAACTGATCTTGATGAGTATCTTGAAGGTGGTTCTGATAATGATCACAAACAACTTCGTGAGGGTTACGGACACATTCCAAAACCTGAAGCAAGAAAAATAAGAAACTACTTGTACGGTATCTTAGAAGATGCCTGGAAATATAGTCATGATAGACGACCAGGAAGACGCAAAAAACAAACTAAATAAGTCAGAACCCCAGATTAATCGGGGTGTTGAGTTATTACTTAGGAGTAGGAGGAGAAGATCAGAAAAACCAAAAACTTTTCAAGTGAAGTTTGGTAAGATGATCTCTCTTTTCCGCAGAGAGTTTCATTTCTTTATAGAATTTCATTTTGATGTTAGGAAAAAATAAACTCTCTGGAGAAGAAAAATGGAAACAGCATATGTCATAACATTCTCAGTAATGTTCACGTTGCTCTTTTTTATGACTGGAGGTATAATAGGTTGGTTAACCTATAGACATCTACTGGAATCAAGACCTCCTTATTTGCATCCAGAGTTCTTTGATGACGATGGAAATGTAATTCCAGACGAAATAGTATCTGTACGATTTGAAAACGATTACGATTATGACTACGACGAAGACGAGGAAGACAACTGAAGATAAACCATTAGAAACTCTTCCAACAAATCCATTTGTATTTGAAGTTTTAGAACTTGCATCCAAACAACGTTCTAATGCAAAGAAAGTAGAAGTTCTTAAAACCTATGAGCATGATTCTTTGAAGTCTGTCTTTATTTGGAACTTTGATGATACTATTATTTCACTTCTTCCTGAGGGAGATGTTCCCTATGGTGACCTGAAGGACCAGAATGTTTATTCTGGAAGTCTTTCTGAAAATCTTTCTAGAGAAGCAATTGGTGGAGAGTCTGCAACAGGGCAAGACTTGGATGGTAGAGGTCGTACATCTCTTCGCAGAGAATATCAAAATCTTTATCATTATGTAAAGGGAGGAAATGATTCTCTTACCTCTATTCGTCGTGAGATGATGTTTATTAATCTTTTGCAAGGACTTCATCCAAGAGAAGCAGAGGTAGTAGTACTTACAAAAGATAAGAGACTTCAAACTAAATACAAAATAACTCTTGAAAATGTTAAAGAGGCATATCCCGATATTCAGTGGGGTGGTCGTTCGTGACAGTTGCAATAAAAGAGGAGAAAGATATGGCAGAGTATGGAAAAGAAGAAAAAAGCATTCTGCCTAGTAGATATGGATGTGAAATTCTTTTAGAAAAGACAAGTATTGAGAAGGCAAAAGATAATTCTTTTCCAAATGATGCTTATTTGATTTGGTATGTTGAAGATAAAAAAGAACATATTGATTTGGTGAGAGGAACTAGAGTACGTATTTTTGATATGTACTATGATAAGTACGGTCCAGGAGCAGTTAAAAAAATAGACTTTGGGTATGGTAGAACAAATCCCAAACTATGGGGAATTAAACAACCAGAGAAAAAGAAAAAAAGATGAGTGAAGGATTTAGTGAAGAGAATATAGAAGTTGCAATTAACAAAAATGAAGTTAAAAAACTTCTAAAAAAATACAAAAAAGTTAAAAAGTATATGAGGTCTCCTCTGTTTACAGTTAAAACTATGGATGGAACTGAGACATATGTAAGTGAACTATTGAAAGAAGCAGAGGAGAATGGGTAAGCATTATTTACTTAACTTGTATGGATGCTCGTTTACTCTTTTGGACGACGAGCGTTGTCTTATAGACTTATTAGAAAATGCAGCAGCTGCTAGCGGTGCTACTGTAGTACAAACTATTTCAAAAAAGTTTGAACCACAGGGAGTTACCGTAATGTGCTTGTTGGCTGAAAGTCATATTAGTATTCACACTTGGCCTGAAGAAGGTAAGGCAGCAGTTGATGTCTATACTTGTGGTGATTGCAATCCAAAGATTGGATGTGATATAATCATTCAACAACTCTATGCAACTAATCATACGCTAAGTTACATAGAACGGTAACAAATGTTACAAAAGTTTTATACTAAATATCCACACGTTCATCGCATTAATGCGACGGAAGTAAGCCGACGCGGAACGGATCGTTCATTCGCTATTTGCAAATAGCGAACGCAACCGCCGACTGAAGGAACGCTCTTTAACCTAAACCATTAAGGAGAAACCTAATGTCAAAAGTCATATATCGTGGTGTTGAATATGACACTAACGATCGCCCAAATCAAACTTTTAAAAGAGAACCTCATGTAGAAATCTATCGCGGAGCAATGTTCTGGGTAGATGAAAACGGAAACAAATTCTCTATGGAAAAGTCGGGAGGTAAAGTAAAATGAATACTTACTTCGTTCGATATCTCAAGAAAAAAGCAAAGAAGGAACAACTCCTTCATAACGCACAACTGAATATGGCGAAGCAACCACAAGTTGCTTGAAGTAAAGGAGGGTTGATCCCCTCCTTTTTTTGTGCTAAAATAACTCCTATCAGGATTGATACTATGGATAAAGAAAAACTCAAACTGATTGTAAAAAACCTTGAGTCTCTTGTAGAGTGTCTCAAATCAGAAGTTTATTCTGATGTGGATTCTTACAAGA